ATCGCTGACGGGGGGGTGGCATGTTTTTGGGCACCCCCCCAACCATCGCATTAGGTCAGTTGGGAGACGATCGGTAGGTCAGTATGGTAGACGATCGGTAGGTCAGCTGGGAGACGATCAGTAGGTCAGTATGGTAGACGATCGGTAGGTCAGCTGGAAGACGATCGGTAGGTCAGCTGGGAGACGATCAGTAGGTCAGCTGGAAGACGATCGGTAGGTCAGCTGGGAGACGATCGGTAGGTCAGCTGGAAGACGATCGGTAGGTCAGCTGGGAGACGATCGGTAGGTCAGCTGGGAGACGATACCAAAAAAAAACGGTCGACATAGTCGACCGTTATCCTAATTTATTTTATCGATCATTGCTTGCCACCGATCAGTACCAATTTTGGCCCATGGTACGGATAAACAACGTCCAGATTTGGGTTCGCGCATGCTGTACATTGTCCGCATAAAATCTTATCCGGTCGACCGGAAAAACGTTTTTGCCAACCACTGGTAACGGCCGGACAAACGATAGTTTTTCGGCCGGTCGATTCTAAACGTTTTTTGGCGAATTGTTTCGCAGCATCGACGCGGCGTCCAGTTATGTTTTTTCCCTCTTGAATTTCTTCGCCAACCACAAATGAGCAACCCCAGCTGGGATTGTAACTATGGTCGACCGATTGTACTGATTCCCTAATTGTCACAACGTCCGACAATTCAGAATATTCCATCGCTTTTTCGGCCGTTTCAACCGGAAGATGGATTCGCGAACGAACACAACCATTAACCGACAACGTTTTTACCAACGCTCTAAACGCGGATAGAACGGCCGTTTTTTTGCGTTCCGACAATTCCGACAATTTCGGAACAGAACCGTTTGTCGAAAAACGGAACCAAGGAAGTATCTTGCGTTTTTCCGTCAATTGTCCAATTTCGACGATGGCAGCATTAACCACCGTAACCGGATCCGTTTTTCCATGTCGCAATAGTTTTTCCGTCAATTGTCGTCTATCCGCTCTAGATTCTACCACTACAGCATAACAACCACCTACAGCATTGTCCGCGGTCGACCGCGGATGATATCGGCAACGGTCGTCACAATTCGATCCGGCCGATACGTCAAAATTTAGACTCTTCGATCCGTCGACCGATTTAGAGAATTCGCCAAGTACTTGCATGGTATCTACTCCCAAAAAAACGTTGAACCAACGCGGAAAACGTTTCCCGCATGCAAACAATGTAGACAATGTCGACAATGTAGGCAAGTGTAGTTCAATGTTTTTTCGATCGTCTCTACCGATCGTCTCTACCGATCGTCTCTACCGATCGTCTCTACCGATCGTCTCTACCGATCGTCTCTACCGATCGTCTCTACTGATCGTCTCTACCGATCGTCTCTACTGATCGTCTCTACCGATCGTCTCTACTGATCGTCTCTACTGATCGTCTCTACTGATCGTCTCTACTGATCGTCTCTACCGATCGTCTCTACTGATCGTCTCTATCGATCGTCTCTATCGATCGTCTCTATCGATTGACTGTCCAACCGCGCCCTAGGTGCAACTTCACCCCAGCTTCACCCTAGAACTTCACCCTAGAACTTCACCCCAGCTTCACCCTGCGACTTCACCCTGCGACTTCACCTCACGACTTCACCTTGCAACTTCACCCCACGACTTCACCCAATAAAAAAACCTCGCATTGCTGCGAGGTTATAACTTCACCCTATAGTCGACTTCACCCTAGTCGTCGTCGCACCCGCACATATTGAGCAGGAACTCAATATCGGCGCCCTTGGGGGCATCTCCGCCCGAAGCCAGCAAATCGACTGCTTCGATCGCTTCGGCCTTCGTCGCGTAACCTGGAGTGATCCAAGATCCGTTCTTCGCCATGCCGAAAAAGTACACTTCACCGTCAATTTTGATTTGTTCGACTGCCATTGCCTGTCCTCCCTTTGTTTGAAAAAGCCGGAGCCCACCCGGCGACTGGGCGTTGTGAATTATTTGCCGTAATACGCTTCCAAAACGTGCCTCGCTGACAGACCGCGCCAAAAGCCGTTATGATTCGCGCAATCTGGATTCGAGTTGCAAAAACCCTCGGCATCTCGCCGCAGATGATTCTGTCGCGACCTCGACAACAGCCGGAATGCTTCCTTCTGTTTGGCGATTTGTTCTTGTATTGTCATCTCTGTATTTCCCTTTGTTTGAAAAAGCCGGAAAGTTATCTTTTCTGGGATCATTATTGGATAACGCAATCTGGGTACATTTTGAGAGCCTTGCTTGTCAGCATGACTTCCGCATCGTTTCCTGCATCGCCTTCTTCGTTCATCCATTCGATCGCTTCTTTCTTGCTGTCGAAGCATGTGATGCAATACTCGGCTGTCGTGCCTTGGCTTTCGGTAACTACTGCCCATTTGCCGTGGCTGTCGACTGTGTTGATTCGTGTTGTGCTCATCTTACTTTTCCTTCTTCCTGCGGTCCACTTGACCAACCACACAACGCGGTCGGCATGCAACCAGTCTATGTGTTGTCGACAATGAAGACAAGTGATCTTCAGTCATTTTTTTTGTTTTTTATTTTCTCCCAATAGGAAATGTTGCCCCTACGAACATCGGGGCAATCTTCGCCTAGCCGATCCGCAATCACTTGCCGAACCCACTGGGAAACGGTCAGGCCGGCTTTCTCGGCATGCCGTTCTACCGTTTCCTGAAGTTCGTTGAGCCTCACGGTGACTTTAAACTGATTGCGGAATCGATCGGCTGGAACTTTCTTCTTCGCCATAGCTTCACCCCTAAATTCCCTTCATCACCTTTGTTTTCAAATCGTCCTCTATTTCAAGAAACAAATACTTTTGCGCCAGCTGATTTACATCGGAGTCGGTTAAAAAACCGTCCATCTCGACAATCCAATCGGCACCTTCACCCAATTCGCGCCTAGCAACCAACCACAGACCGGCGCTCTGGCAAAACGGTTTAATGACAGTTGAAGGTTCACCCCTCGGCTGGAAGTCTTTGGGGTGCAGTGCCCAAACCTTTGCCTCATACGAATCCCACAATTTCACCAAATTGATCGGCCCGTCATTGTCGGGCTTTTCGCCCCAGTCCTTTTCAACTTCACCCATAACTTCACCCTTTCGTGTCAACTTCACCCTAAGTGCAACTTCACCTTCACCCTGACTTCACCCTAGGCCTAACTTCACCCTAGGTGCGACTTCACCCTAAGCTAGACGGTTATTGTCGACAAGTCAATCGACCTCAAGAAACAATTTCCGTCAACTTTTTCCCATTTTTGGTCAAAACGGCAATTAGGCTAGAAGTCATTAGCCGAGCTAATACAAGCCGCCCTTCCTGCCATAGTGGTAAACTTTTGCCCGGCTAAAAGAACAAGAAGAATCTCAATGAAAACAAAGGAAATATATATATATACCCCCTTATATCCTTATTACCATAAGGTTCTCCCTTTCCCTAGTCAGACCCCTCTCTAGGGGGGAGTTTTCAGGAGGCTCCCTCTTTGGCCCCCTTTACTACGGTCAAAAGGTCAAAAGGTCAGAACTACCGAACGGGGGGGTGGTACATCCGCTTCGGCCGGCCTCGAGTTGGCACGTCTTTTGCCTCGATGCCAAGTTGCTCTGCCGCGGCTTCCAGATCGCCGGACGAGAGAGTCCGGTGCTTCCGCAAAATAGAGTGCTTGCTGATCGGTTCGCCGGTTGCGATCGCCTGAGATAAAACCGCTTTAGCTTTCGATAGACCGATGTCGACCACTTGCTGATCGATGATGTCGCAGGAGACCCTAGCAAGCCGATTGGCAAGCTTGATGCCCCAGTTGACATCCTGAGCCTCAATCACTGCTCCAACGCATTCCGAGGGCCGTGAGAGCCTCGCAGCACGGTGTACGAGGGCAAGCTTCATCGCGCGAGCGTTAACGCGACCCCAGATCGCTGCTCTGATCTCGCTTTCCGATGCCATCCGCTGATCGATCGTCGCGCCATGTTCTCGCCATCGAGCTAGGACCGCGTCCCGCATTGGGATTACGATCGGTCTTGGGAACAGGCTAGCCAAGTTGTTTTCTTCACCATGGGGGGCGAACGCTATCCACGACTTCACCGCGTCGACCAAGCTAGCGTTTGGATCTTTGACTTCCAGTTCGTAATTAGCGTCTGGCCTGGCCTGTAGGTTCCAAAACGCGATTCGGCCCAGCAGTCCGTCCGTCAGCTGGTCATGCGTGATCGCCGACGAAATGGTTGCCCCAGTTGTCAGGCCCAATACCGACAAGTGCGGTTGGTCAACGGCGTTCCTGATCTTGTCCGAGTGTGCGGCACCTGTGTACTTGCCGCTCGACTTGCCGTAAATCTTGAGGAGGTGCGTACCGATGTTTTTCAGGTGCTGATTGCCCCGTTTGTCCAACACCGCGCTGAGGATCTTGCCGAACTCGTCGCACACCCAAATCCTGCACGGTTGCTGAGCCATGGCATTCATCAAACCGTTACCAGACTGCACATCGGCCGGCATCATAATGTCGAAGTTCGGATCCGCTTGCTGAAGTATTTTGGTAATTGCTGTTTCGCATGCCTCCTTGCCTGAGCCAGTGCATGCCATGACGACGTTATAGTCGTTGGTCCTCATGTCGGTTTGGCTCGCTATCCTGCGTCCGAAAATCGTTTGGCACAGCGACAGCGACACGGCTAGCCCCATCACGGGAGAAGGTCGAAATGCAATCGAGGTGTAATAGTCATAGATCGCTCGAATGAGTCCATGTTGCGGCAACATCGCTAAGCAGAAATCGTTGTCGTCGTCTTCGTCTTCATCCGCGTACTTCACAAGCACACTCGGCCAGAGTCGATCAGCTATTTCACCCCAATGCCGGCTCCTCGATTCGTCGTAGTAGTCGATCCACTCTGGCGCTCCGATCGCATTCTTTAATTCTTGCCAGTTGCTCATGCCGCAACTTTGATGAAAACACTTGCCACCGAGGCTCCCGTCAGGTGCCTGGGTCACCATGCAATCGGTCATGTGATTAGCTGTCGTGTGAGCTTCACTGCGAGGGCACGCAATGAACCACTTCTTGGTGCCATCGGCAACCTTCGCGCCGAGGATTGGCACTCGTCGACGATTGAGCCATGCTTCCACGTCAAGAGGTTCACCAGCGTGATTGCTAATCAATACGGTTTCCGATGGGATGCCAAGCACTTCATCTCGCCATCGAAACTCCTGCACTTCACCTTGCCATGGCGCGATGACCCACCCTCGTCCGTTGCTAGGTGGCAACACCGACTGCGCCGCCTTATTGCCAATGCGAAACTCGATGCCTCGAAACTTCAGGACCGATGTTTCGGGCCAACCTTCCGTCCACTTGAAGATGAAGTGCATTCCACGCGACGAGTGCCATGAAACAGTCTTGGGAGCTTCACCTCCAACAAGCGACAGGAACGCATCAAACGCTTCTTCGCTATCGCATTCAACGTCGATGACGCCTGATCCTTTGCCGAGGATGACTCCCCATCCATCGTGACCAGACTGTTCAAGGATCTGATGTTTTGTTTGTATCGGCCGATCGGGCCAACCTGTGAGGATCGGCATCTTGCCATTGACTGGCACCAGCTTCCAACCAACTTCGGCGCAGCGCAAAGCATCTCTAGTCATCTCGTCCATGATTCGTCCTTTGACTTAAAACGGAAGTTCGTCAGCGTAAGCAGCAAGCGGATCGGGAATCTCTTCGATTTCTCGTTCCACGATTTGCCAGAATCGACCCTGCTGGACAGCAACTATCGACTTCGGTTTAGCAACCGCGCCACGTTTGTAAATATCCAACGCAGTATCGACATCCTTGGGCACCTCGTAATCGCAGTGAGCATGCCACCACTGAATCGCTTTTGATCTTGGCAACCCTTGGTGCTCCAGGCATATCCATTCGCTGATGGGATAGTCGATGTTGCCTTCACCGTTGATCTTGCAAGTGTAGGTCACTCGCATCGATGGTATCTTGCCTTCTTTCTCATGCCGAGTTGCATAGGATGACTCAACCGTGAAGTAGACCGGCTCGCTGATGATCTGCGATTCCTCGTCAGCTCGTTCTTGGTGGTTTGGCTTTCGCTCAGGAAACGCAAACCCGCATTCGCACAATTGCATTCTGATCGCGATATCCTGACCGCAATTAGGACAAACCTTTGTCGGTTCGTCTGGATCCAAACCGCGCGACGACTTCTCGCTCCGCTTGTTGAAATCAATCGCATCGATCGGACCATGACGTTTCAAATTCTCGCCGAAATCCAATACGAGGCACTCGTTCTTGCTCTCATGTGTTCGCAATCCTCTACCCACAATCTGGGCAAACAGCCCTGGAGACGCGGTTGCTCTGAGGATGGCAATGGCATCAACACACGGAGCATCGAATCCCGTGGTCAGCACATCGACGTTGACCAAGTACTTGAGTTCCATCTTCGCGAACTTGGAAAGAATCGCAGCTCGCTCCAGCGGCGACGTGTTGCCTTCGACCATGTTCGCATCAGGTAGCAATCCGCAAACGCGCTCGGCATGAGCCACGCTTGAGCAAAACACCATCACGGAATGCCGATCGGATGTCTTCGCTAGAATCTCTTGGCAAGCAATCTCTAGCTTGCCGGAGAACAACGACTCAACTTCGTTGGTAATAAATTCACCTCCGCGTTTGTGTAGTCGACTTGTGTCCTGCGTACCATCGGCCGGCTTGTTGCTCACAGAACACAGGTAGCCTTGCCTGATCAGCAATCCGATCGGAACGTCATAAACGATCTTGGAGAACAGTCCGTCCTTTCGGCATATCGATCCTTCACCCGTTCGGTAAGGAGTAGCCGTCAGTCCCACGACTCGATGCCTACCGATCTTCGCCATGTCAGCAAAGAATGTTCGGTACATGCCTTCACCGTCATTGGGGACAAGATGCACTTCGTCCACTAGCACCAGTTGCCTCGGCGCAAATAAATGCGCCTTGTCATACACCGACTGAATGCCAGCGAAGACTACCGTGTGCTGCGTATCTCTCGACTTCAGCCCCGCGCTGTAGACGCCAATGTCAAGTGTTGGCATCAACTGTTGCAACTTAGCCGCATTTTGCTGAATCAACTCCTTTCGGTGCTGAACCACAATGACGCGACCATCGAAGTCTTCGATCGCACGTCGCGACAACTCAGCGATCAGCAGTGACTTTCCGCTGCCAGTGGGAGAGCATATCACTGGGTTGCCTGTTTCGTAGCATAGGTATTGATAGGTCGCATCGACCGCTTCGCTCTGATACCAACGCAGTTCCATTACTCCAACTCCTTTTTGAGACAGACAAACATCCCCCCATGACCATCAAACGCGATCCCATTGAGGTAGCACTTCTCGTTCGTTTTCATTTGCACATAGCGATGGCAATACTCTTGCAGTTCAATCCATACCTCAACAGCTTGCTTCGCGCTGAGCCCATGCTGTTCGCATAAAAACAAACATAGGAATTCGCCAGGAGTCTTAGGCATCTCTTCTTCGTGTTGCCAGGATATGTTGTTTTGCATATATCACCGTGATATGTTGAATTCCACATAACGCCGTGATATGTGGAATTCCATATAATGATTGTTCGTCCTACCTAGTTCACTGGTGCCAAAACACAGCAACGCGGATTCGACGCCTTAAATGCTTCCCACTCTTCCTCTGACTCGTAACATGCATCGCAGGCCGACCACTCCGTCGAAACGACTTTGCCACTCCATGCCAAATCCTCTATGTAAATGGCATTACCATCCACTTTGTACAATGGACTGTACCCATTACCTTCCGCGTCTTTCTGGAGGATGACTTCCGACTCTGGTGGTAACTTCTTCAACTCTGCAATCAACTCTGCGACTCTCATAATCAGCCTCCAAGGACGACGAACAAAGCAATGCACGGGAGCCGCGTCAACGTCTTTTCTGATGGCTGGCTTTCACGGTCGCGGCCCCGTGATTGCCAGCGTTATCGGGATGAATCAGTCCCGATTGAACGCTTCGATAATCAATGACTTAATAAGCGTCTTGTCTTGAAAGGCAGCCAGCACATGCTGTCGTACGATCTCCCGATTCTCTGGGGTATCGAGCATTTCTTTGACAATCTCTGTTCCTATGTTCTGGATCGCCCTGCGGACAGGAGAATCCCAATCCTCTTCCATGATCTTCTTTGACAGTCGACCGACTCCGTCTTTAATTGCGTCACCAACCACACTAGACAAAAGAGCGTCTGCGATTTGCTTTTCAATTCCCTCTGGCACTTCTAACTTGAGCATAAATCACCCGATAACAATTGCGTGAACCGAAGCCCCCGAACTTCGATTTTTGAAATGGAGGCGTAACCGGCGGGGGCTCGGTTACGCATTGCGTTATGCGAGCTATTCCTTGCGTGCATTTTTCGGATACAAGTAATCGTGCATCGTTTCGTAATCTTCCTTCGTCGCTGGATTGTCGAACTCCTTCGGATGGTCAATCGTTCGCTTCTGAGGCTCGAACTTCAATACCCCTTCCGGCCAATCCACAATGCCCGGATCAATGCGATAGAAAAACATCGGACCAACCACGATAGTCGAATCCTTCCAGCAAGCTACATGATTGCCATCGTGCCGATCCAATCGCTCCGCATTCGGCCACAACGCTTTAACGTGCGACCATGCTTCTTCCAAACTCATTGCCATCATCACCCTCGCATAACAAAAAAATGCACCGGAGTTGCCGTCCGGCTGTTTTGAATCGATACTCACCGGCGGCAACCCGGTGATTTTGTGCGTTCGTCGTATCTACCACGACACTCCAATGTTGTTTGCATGGCCTCGGCAGGCACGATTGCAAGCGTTGTGGCAAAACCATTGTTTCGATCTTGCTATCTGTTCTTCGGGCGGCATGTCCTTATACGCATCGCTGTACTCACGATAAAAACCTGTAGTGACAGCACAGTCGTGGCATGGCTTAGGAAGCAACTCTAAGTCTTCCCAAACTATCGGAATTGATCGAATACTATCCAACCAATCCGACGAACAATCGGATGAACCCAAGTGCTCGTTAGTGTCTTCTGCCATTGTTAATCTCCTTCTCGCACTGGGTTATCCTGTGCGTTATGCGGATTACTCGTCGTCCTCTTCTTCGAACTGTTCGTTGTAATCGCGTAGCTCCTGTGCGATTTGTCGCGATTCTTCCGACAGCTTCCGAATGCGAGCCTGCCATGTGTGATCCACCGATGATGCTTCGTCTCGCAAGATGTTTGCCACGATCCACATGGCTTGCTCCTGCATGATTATCAACTTGTCTCTGTTCGTAAATTGTGCCATTATCAAACCTCCAAACCGCATAACAATTGATTAGCGTTCGTCTCAATGGATCGGGCAGGACTCGAACCTGCAAAGACAGCCGACGTGGCTACAGATACCGTTTCTGCTCTCGGCGCAAAACGCCGTCGTCTAGTCCACCGATCCTTGTTGCCTATTTTTTTACCTAATTCACACCAAGCTCCTTCAACGCCATATTGCACTCCCAAACAATCCGAGCATTGATATGTGCTACCTGATCGTCAGGAGACAGATCTCCGAAGTCAGCTTCAGGGTCATAATGCCAGGAAGCCAAAAGCTTGATTCCTTGCAGCACAGCGATCTGCTTGTACCGCTGTTCCGTTCGTTGCTGCTCCATAGTCTGAATATGGGCCCTGACCACAGCCAACTTTGCTTTGACCGCGATCGACTCGCTTTCGTAGGCGAGTTCTTCAAGCAGTTCGATAGGTGTTTTAGTTCTCATCGCATCCAGTCCTCCAACATGACGTACCCCCAAACACCACACGCTAGGTACACACACACGACGCAAAAGATTTCAGCAAGTGCAATCCAAGTCATGTCAACTAACCTCCGTAGCCGTATCGGCCAAATACTCTGCGACCAAACTAACCAATGCACGTTGCTGCTGCTTAGTCACTACATCGCTCAATGCCAAACGCAAAAGAATCTCCGCGTCTGTATCTGACTTCGCGGCAACAAACTTTGTGCTCTTGTGTGCGTTGCAGTACTTTTGGTTTGGCGCCGACGGGTCGTACAAGCAGCCGCAATTCTTTGCCACGCAACGGCGTTTTGAGTATTTTGGTTTTTTCATAGCTAAGACCTAGTGGCAAAAGTAAAATAAAAAACCCGGTCGGCAGGTCGTAGCCGGGTGCTACTTGAAGGATTAACGCCCGCCTCGTCAGACAATTAAGCGGAGATGATGCTGTTTGCAAAAATCGCGTTCCGCATCTCTTCATCAAGACCTTCAAACACAATTTCCTGCAACGTCGGATCAAGAGACTCAGATGCAGCAATAGCCGCAATCACCTTTTTTAGTTTCTTGTTTTCCGCTCTCAGTTTTTCGTTTTCAATTAGCAATGCCATCCTTTCGGTTTCGGCCTTACTCACCCGATTTGTCGGAATGCCCTTATGCTTCATCAGCGATGCGACCGAACCAGATGTAATTTTGAAACCAAGATCCTTCTCAGCGTGTGTTGCCAATTCTTGTAGCGTACCTCGCTGGCCAATCGACAAACGCTCTCTGTTTGCGTCAATCCACCGACTTAGCTTGTCTGCGTTTACTACATTCACTTTCGCTTACCTCCAACACGTTTTGCCCATCGACGCAGTTCCGACACTGGAACTGTAAATTGATCGTCTCTGAACTGCACAAAAATAGCAGGCGCACCATCAAGAACATCTGGACTAATGCACCCCCTAGTTCCTCGAATTTGCTTATGCCATAAGCATTGCTTGCCAACAAAAAACGGATCTTCCCATTCCGTCTTAAATCCGTAGGTATCCAAATCCACAGGGCACGGTTCGCAACCGCAAGATCGCTCAACTTCGGAATTCATTTTGCACCGCATCCTTGAAATTGTTTAATACCAAGACAGCATCCGTAATGTCGTTTAGTAAGCATTCAACGACCGCTTTCGTAAGTTTCTTGCGATCTGGGTTCGCAACCAACCTGTCCCATCGATCCGGGTCTTCATTCATTTTCTCAATCGCTTCAACGCCCTTCATCACGCTGCTTACCCATCGAACAAAATGATGAGCCTCGCCACTTGTCTTGCGCGCCGGTTGATACTCCCTTGGAAGTTCATTGACAACGAAGTTGCCTGTTAGCTTCGGGCGACGGTATGTCGGTTCTGGCTCGCCAGCTTCCTTCGCCTTCTCGACCTTCTCTTGATGCTGCCGCTCCGTTCTGGCAACAACCGCTTCGTGTGCCTTTACGATCGCGGCCCACTGGTCGGCAACCTTTTTTGGGTTGGCAACGGCAACGGGAACTTCGACCTGTGTCTTGGTCCCGTCCCGCTTTTCAACGATCCGCTTCTCGGTCTTAAACTTGGCGATGGCGTTCTCGTGCTCAAAGAACTGGCGAACTTGCGACTCAATACTAGGCCCCACTTTTGTGGGACCCAGATTTTGCTCGATGGCCGAATGCACTAAGTACGCTTTGATCTTGTATTGAGCTGTTGTGTATGCCAGCCCCTCCACGTCCTTGCAGTAATCCTCGAACGTGTCGTATGGTCCGACCAGCCGATAGGCTTGGTTGTCCCTCATCTCCATCAGCAACTTGCCTAGCTGGACGTAATCCCGAAGACATTCGCGAATACGTTTATCCAGCTCCTTAGCTGCGTTAATTGTCACGTTGTCGATCAACTCGCCGCTTACCACTCTCAATCCCATATTAATAACCCTTTCCTATACATGCTGGCTAACCGTTGCCTTTCGGCATTACTTCTGTCTCCTCAAATCACATCCCAAACATCGCCTTACAGCGAGCTTGACCCCGCACGTTGGACATCGCATGTTCGCATGGTACGGATGCTGGCGTTGCAGCCGGCCGACGTAGGCCAAATACCAACTGCGAACACGTTGCTCCGTCCAATAAGTGTCACCGTCTAACTCCAGCACTTGCCGTTTAGCGAGCCTCCTGATCAGCGAATCGATCGTTGCCTCGTAGCCATAAAGCACAGACTCACGAATTTCTATTTCGTCGTCGCGCGTAACCCGAGGTTCTCCAATTCGCTTTTGCTTGCCGATCCGTGGCATCGATGTCGACTCCTATGCCTCGTACTTCATATGCAAGACTTTCAATCGCTTCTTGCCAGTGTGGACGTACTCCACACCTAGCTTGTCTGGGCGAGTGATGAACCCATGTTTCTCGAAAAAGCGAATCGCCGGCACATTGTCTTCCCGCACCTTCGTTCTAATGCGCCGACGATCGCTTACGAGACCTAACTTGAGATGCCGCACCAACTCTGTCGCGACCCCTTGAAATCGAAACTCGGGAGCCACTGCCATGTTGAGTATGTAGTACTGAAGGTCGTCGAAGACGTAGATCATGTAGGCAGCAATGCGACCGCGCGCCTCGTACACTAGGCCGATACAATCCTGCATTGCCAACCATTCCATGATCTCTGTCTCCGTTAGCGGTAGAGCAAAGCACTGCTGCTCTATCCGCGCGACAACAGGTACATCAGATGACAGTAGCCAACGAATACTCATGGCATCAGTCCTTAACATGACAAGACTCCTAAGATGATTCCTAAAAGGATCGTTCCTCCTACCAACAGTTCCGTCAGCCACGGCATCTCAAGCAGATCATCTACCATGGTTTAGCGACTCCTGTGGGAGCCACCACAGGGGCCGCAGCAACCATGTTGTCACAAGGCCGATAAGCCTTGACGACATTCTTGAACTCGCCTGTGTCCTCACGCTTCTCCAGTGCAACGACAACTCGCAATCGCTTGTTATGAAGCACTGCCGTGTTGGGAGGATTGGCGACTCCGACCGCTTTGCAGATCGCGGCCAACGTACCTCGAGCAATGTTTTGCGCTTGCTCGGAACGGTTCCATAGATTCAGGTTGTCGTAAAGCGTTCGGTTTTGGTACTTGCCGTCGACAATCTGCAACTTGAGAGCAACGTACCGACCTCCCTTCGCCGTTGGCTTGTCATCGCTCTCGATGATGATCGCGTTGTACTCGCCTGGCTCAATCGGAGCGTAATCCTGAACCACATACTCACTAGCGTTAAAATCCAACGTAGCCACAACTGACCTCCTAGAACATGTTTGACAAAGATGGCACGGAATCTTCAATCACAGGTTCGCGCTTCGCGGAACCGAAGCTCGGCACAATGCCACTGAGTGGCTCGTAAAACGACTCGATGCTCATCGGCACCTCGTCCGGCAGATGCAATCGATTCTTCGCTTCGATCGCCGGTTGCTTGTTGCACACGATGACGCGTTCACCAGTCGACAACGCGATGTGTCGCTCCTGGTTGTATCCCTCATCGCGTTTGCGAGTGAATCGCTTGTGTTTAAGAAACAGCACTTCGTCGCACCACTCGGTCACGCAACCCGAACCGCTTCTATGCAACGCTGGTCGATAAAAGTTAAACGTATCCCCTTCGGGATCAGCAAACCGATCGATCGTTTCGTGGCACGTCATCACCACATGGCGATTTTGGTGCCAATAAAACTCCAGCATCGTGAGCACCTTTTTCCACAGCTTTTCCAAAGCTTGGTAGCCTTTGCCGTAACCAATGTCCTCAACCGTCTGCTTCCCGGCTTGGCGAGCGACCTCGTCCATCAGCAACTTCTCAAGCCAGTCCGCAGTATCTAGCACTAGCGTCCGATATTGCGTGTTGACTAGTTCGACAACCAGTATGTCTTGCAACTCCGCAAACGACTTGATGCGCTCGGTGCTGTCGCAATTAATGCCGTAAACACCGTCCTCAAAATTCAGGACGATTGGTTCTGGAAACTGCGTAGCCAATGTCGATTTGCCGATGCCGTTCTCACCGTACAACAGCATTCGACGCGCTTTCTTCTGCACACCTTTATTGATCTTCATGGCGACCACATACCCTTCCATCTGCGAATTCGTAGCGAGACAGAAGATCGATGTAGCTAACGAGACCGCGCACGGTCTCCACTCCATCGTCGTCGACCAGCAGCACGGTTTCGAGCGCGCCGGTCTCCACATTGATCAGCCAATTGTCCGTAGCCATCTCTTCGATGAACTCACTGGCATTGCGGAACGATCGCACTCCGTTCCGCTTTTCCTCTGCCACGACCAGATGAAAACTGCTTGTCACTGCGTCATCCAGCATCCACTGAATCACGCCATGATTCGTCACTACATGCTCGCCACGGCTTGGCTTGCCGTACCGCACAGGTTTCCATCCCTCTGGACAACCATCTAACCTCATAATCATTTACACACCTCCAAGGAAACTAACAAACAACCACCACTAACACTGTTTCCGCGAACGACACTCAACCGATCAATTTGGGAGTCGTCGTCATAAAGACCCGCATGCATCATGGCATCGAGGGTCGCTTTCAAAATGTTGTCTACGTCGCGCCGTCTTCGGTCGGGCGCGCACATCACGATCGCCACATCAAGGCGACCCATCATCTTCGGCAGACCAAACGTTGCCGCAACGACATCGCGTCGATACCTAAGTCCATCAGCGCTAATCACGGTGCGATTCCTCCACACTCGGTAGTACCGATTCAGACTCGGCGGCCAAGGCAACTTGATCTGCATAGAACTCGATCCTTCGCACAACGAAATCCTTCAACGCGGCTACCGGGTAGAACCTCTCCCCCTTGTCGCCAAACAATCGGTAGCACGGCAGTTCGCCACTCTGCGTCAACTTGGTGAGCGTCGTGATAGAGATGCCGAGCATTTCGCTCGCCTCTCTGGCACCCACGGCAATCGGCTGAACATCTCTTTGCTGCATCGCAATCCTCTTCTAACGGTTGACAGCAACTGTTGCGGTCAACACGGAGAAGATTATCGATGTCCAGAGTTCATTGCAACTACTCTGTCAACAAAAATTGTCACAAAATCACCAACAATTTTGCTTATACTGCGGAATCGTAGGATTTCCACTGTTTTTTTGCGTTGTACATGCGATGATGCATGCATGAACAACAAAACGTTGATGGAAATAATTGCTGGAGCTAAAAAGTTGCAATCGTTGGCTGAGTCACTACTGGAGACGCAGGAAAATGCGAAACCAGTGACCGACGAGTCAGCTTGCACCAGTTGCGGCAAACTGTTGCTACCAGGCACCCGCGCGGTGCGAGGTTGCCATTACAGTTGCTACCGAACGCTTCGGCGTATGGAATTGGACGGACTGGTGACCGACGCAGACTTGGTGGCTAGCGGCAAGTGGTTGCCAGCGGAGGCTGGAGGTCGCAAGAAGTCTGCGGATCGCGCCGCAAGGGCAGACGCGATCAAGGAGGCAGCTCGCCATCAGGCAGAAACAAAAGAGGCGTTGCCGCAATCAACAGCAACGCGGGGACTGAAGAAGAAGCAATCGGGGGAAGGTTGAGCAAGTGCCAGGTGCCATCCCTATAGCACCATACGCAGTAGAGCGTGTCCATTTTTACTGTCCTTTCGTTTTTGTCTAATTTCTCATCCCCCCTGACACCTTTGGTCCTATGGCTAGCGTTTCACGAGATCCAAACGGACGAATTAGGATTCAGTTTTTTGGGCTCGATGGCAAGAGGCGAACGCTTCGACTCGGAAAATGCTCGGTAAAAGACGCTCACGTCGTTCGGAGTCGCATTGAACAGTTGGTATCGGCCCAGATTTTGGGAGTCACGGCCGATGCCGACACATTGCGATGGGTAGCGAATCTCGGCAAAACAGTGCGAGACCGCATGGCACGTTGCGGACTCATCACAGGGGCGCCTGTGACCAAACGTGTCAAACGAATTACACTCCAAGAGTACCTAGACGACTACATCAACAAACGCAAGCAAGCGGTTAAGCCGGCCACCGTGCTGGTGTGGGAGATTGCGAGAAACGGGATCCTCAGAACGATTCCCGCAAAGACTCCGTTGCATGAGGTACATGCTGGTCACGCACAGGATTGGCTTGATGCGATGCGAGCAGATGGACTTCAGCCAACCACTCAGTACAAGCGACTTCAATTTGCCAAGCAGTTCTTTTCGCATGCCGTTGCGTCGAAGGTGTTGCCCACCAACCCATGGCAATCAATCAGGCTTGCCAGACCAAAAGTGGCGAGCAACGTCGAGGTACCGCTTGAAACGATTCGGAACCTAATGAAACATCTTGACCCACAGTGGCAAGCGATCGTGGGCCTTGCTCGGTACGGTGGTTTGCGATGTCCCTCGGAGGTGTTGTCGATCCGATGGGAGCAGATCGATTGGTTGGCTAACAAGATGATCATACCAAGTCCCAAGACCGAGCATCTCGCAGGGAAAGACTTTCGCGACTGTCCTTTGTTTGCCGACCTACGCATCATCCTTGAGCCGCAAAAAAAGTCAGCTGGATATGTGATTGAGAAAGACGAGATGCGAGCGTTAGCAGATCGGCCGACCGGCTGGGCAAACGCCAACTTGCGGAAAGAGTTGTTAACGCGGCTTGATCGCGCCAACATCAAGCCATGGCCGAGGTTGTTTCACTCCATGCGAGCCAGTCGGCAGACGGAGTTGGAGCGAGAGTTCGGCCTTGCTGCTGCGTGTGCGTGGCTTGGCAACACTGCATCGATCGCGAAGGAACACTATCTTTTGGTGACCTCCGACGCATGGCAAAAAGCGGCGCAAAATCCGACGCACTAAACTCCGAAAAAGGCCTTCACGACTTATCTGGAAATAAAAAAACCCTGCGAAAACCAATGTTTCGCAGGGCTCGGGATGGAGAATAGGGGACTTGAAAAGCATATTTTTCCCTGCGATTTTTGATCGTTTTTCCAAACCGACGCATTTTTCGACGCACTCGGGCAATCGAAATTTCTAACTTCACGCACTCCGTTCATAACTGTTCATGAACGTTCATAAACGACTGCAAAATAAAATGCGTTAATGCCGTGCATTAGCAAAAGTTGACTAACACTATTAGAGTGTGTTATGATGCGCGTTGCGTAGGGAACGCTTTCTTCGGCAGGGACGCCGTTTTTTTCACGGAGGTACGCATGCCAGACATTATCAACGACCTTCTCAAGTCTCGCCGCTTCTGGGTTGCAGTGGCATCGATCGCTGCGGTCGCGTTCAAGGACAAGCTGCCGTTCACGGAAGAGCAGATTACCGACATGGCCATCTTGATTGGCTCATGGATCATGGGCGAGTCGCTTCGCTCGTCGAGTGCCAAAGATGCTTGAGGAACCAAGCGAGGCCAATATCTACGCCGATCGATTCGGTGGCGTCAGGCTGCCTGGCCGGCGGCTTGCGTATGTCGCAGCTCGTCGAGCGTGGATCATCGCCAAGCAACAACCAGAAGACGCTCAGATCGAGTTTCGATCCGACTTTCGGATCCGCGGCTTCGACCCAGCGATGATTGAACTATTGCTCAGGCTCGCAATTCTGCTTTTTGAATTTTGGCTGAAGAACAAGATCGACGAGCCATCTTCGGTGCCGACCGGCATGGAGCCTATCAATTGGGAGGACGACAACGATGCCGACTAAGGAACCCGCGTCTTGGATACCGTGGATCATTATCGGAATTATGGGTGCGATGCTTTGGCAACACCAGCAACCTGCACCTGTCCCACAGCCTGTGGCACAATCAATTGAGCGTGTTGTGCAGAGGACTCACGCCGAAACGGCAAAGAACTACGCTGGCGTATTTCGCAGTGCGGCAGACAAAGTAGCCAGCGGCGAGATCAAGGACGAGGAACAACTCTACAACACTCTCAAAAAGGATTTGGACGATGCACGCATCAATGCGTCAACTGATTTGGACAAACTTTTGGATTCTAACATTCCTACTGTTATCGACGACGGCACTCGAGGTGCCGTGTCTAGCTTTCTGCGGCGAGTCGGAGGTGCATGGTGAGCAGCCAGCAGGATCTGACATTCACAGAAGCACCGGAGGACTTCACCGGCTACAGGATCGACCTGGAGAATCGAGTTGCCCTACAGGCAGATGCAACACCGTTCCTAGTGTCGTCGAGCGATTACCTAGCACCGGAGCAGATCGACCCGAGAGGCAAGGTGAGGCACGACAAGCAGTTCAACATGGGCAGTTGCCAGGGGTTCAGTCTTGCGAACTGCTGCGAGTACCTTCTGCTACTTGCGATGAGGCTCAAGGAGTACAGCGGCGAGCATCAGTTCAGCAGCTTGTACGCTTACCTCGAATCGCAAAGGTTCGATGGGCTATTAGGTCGAGATGTCGGTAGCACAATCGGCGGCGGGCTTAAAGTCGCACGCGACGTTGGTATGTTGCCCGAGAAGGCGTTGCCGTACAGAACACCTTATCCATCGAACGCACGGTCGATGATTACCGATGCGATGCGGAGTCAGGCATCGACGTTTAAGATTCGGTCGTTCTCTTGGCTAAAGTCCTATCAGCAAATCTTCGATTACCTCGCTTCTGGCGCGGGTGCAGTCCACACAGGAAGCGTCTGGAACAACTCGTTCTACGCATCGAACGGTGTGCTTGAAAACGTCAGTCTCAGCAACGGTGGAGGTCATGCGACGGCATGGCTCGGCTACTCGACACGCAAGGATCGGTCGGGTCGCAATTACATTTGGCGTTTGAACTCGCACAACGACTCTTGGACTGAGCTATCACCAACGGTCATCGATCGGCTTTGCGGTCATCCGTATACCGCGATCGTTGGAATTTCCGATATGTCAACGCCTGGGCCTCGAAACGTGGACTGGATCAAGGAGAGCGTGTTCGCATGACTCAGGAAAGCTTGCTAGTCATTTTAGGTGGTGCGGTCATGTCTTCGCTTGTCGGTGCGACGGTTTATCTGTTCCATCGCTTCGAGCGTGCGAAAGAGGAATTGATCGAAAAGTTTGAGGCTGATTTGTCGGTTGTCAACTTGCGGCTGAAGGATTGCGAAGACGACCGCAACGCATTGCGGAATCAAATCCTGGCGATTCATAAAGAGATGGCTGAACTGAAGCAGAGGTTTGCGTAATGTCCGCAACCAGTCTTGACCTCAGCCAAATCAAAACCGATGCACTCTCGGCAGCATCGACGTTTCGCACGTTGATCGGGCTAGGTACTGGCAATACGCCGACGTTTCTTGGTGCAAGTCTCACCGGCGGTACGGTCACGGCATTGGCTCCGCTAATCGATGCAACGCAAACGTGGAACAGTGCGGGCACGGTGTTTACGGGGATGCGGCTCAACGTCACCGACACCGCTTCGTCGTCCAGTTCGCTTCTGATGGACTTGCAGGTGGGAGGGGTGAGTCAATTTAACGTAATGAAAGATGGGAAGGGGTATCTAGGTAATTGCTTTTATCATGGTGGATCTCTTATTGAGGGATATAACATTGCTTCTGCGGCAAGAACAAGAAATACATCTGGTCGGTCTGCCATATTTGGTCCGGAGTCCGCTGTTGGGTTAGCACTGGCATCAAATTTTGGAGTTAGTTGGTCTAGCAGTACAGCAGGGTCGGGCGATTGTTTTTTGAACAGAGATCTTTTCATTACCCGCGATGCCGCTGGAACCCTCGCCCAGAGAAATGCCACCAACGCCCAGACCTTCCGCATCTATGAATCTTTTACCGACGCAAGCAACTACACCCGTGGTTCCATAGCCGCAACATCCAGCGGATTTGATCTTACCCCGGAGGCAGCGGGCACGGGGTCTAAGCGACCTGTGCGAATACTCGGTCACTCGCTTGCCTCTGCGGAAGCGGTATCTGCGTTAGAGATCAATCAAACCTGGAACACCACGGGCACACCAACGCTCATCAAGGCGAATGTCACCGACACGGCGAGTAATGCGTCAAGTCTGCTGATGGACTTGCAAAGAAATAATTTTTCAAAATTTACAGTACAAAAAGACGGTGAAGTTCGCATTTGGAACAATAATGATGTTGGCAGATACACTTCATTATCTCATTCAAATAGCACATTTAGTATACGAGCTAACTCAGGAAGTGTTGGTGGTGGTATAATATTTTATTCTACTAGCGCTGGAAGTCAGCCACTTACTTTGATTTCTACTGGGCGTGGAATTGCTATTGAAAGTGATAATGATGTGTTTTTAGTCAGGGATGCAGCCAACACCCTCGCCCAGAGAAATTCCACCGCTGCCCAGACCTTCCGCATCTACAACACCTTCACGGATTCGAGCAACTACGAGCGACTATCCCTTTCTTTTGCAACGTATAGCCTTTCCAGATTTGCAATTCTCAGAGCCGAATCCGCAGGAACGGGATCAGCGGACATTGGAGTAGTGCTGGGTCCAAAAGGCACTGGAGCTATTGTCGGCCAAATGCCAGATGGCACAGTGTCTGGAGGAAATGCTAGGGGGTTTCATGCTGTAGATTTGCAAACTTTAAGAAATGCAAACACACAGGTGGCGAGTGGAAGTTATAGTGTAATCGGTGGCGGAGTGGTCAACACCAGCAGCGGCGACTACAGCACCGTTGGTGGCGGAGTGCTCAACACCAGCAGCGGCAATACCAGCACCGTTGGTGGCGGAGCGAACAACACCAGCAGCGGCGACTACAGCACCGTTGGTGGCGGAGCGAACAACACCAGCAGCGGCAATACCAGCACCGTTGGTGGCGGATTTGGCAACACCAGCAGCGGCAACTACAGCACCGTTGGCGGCGGATATGGCAACACCAGCAGCGGCACGGTCAGCACCGTTGGCGGCGGATTTGGTGCAAAAGCCACTCGCCACGGCGAAACTAGCCACGCTTCGGGAATTTTTTCCGCCGCTGGAGATGCGCAGCATACCGTTTTAATAGCTCGACGCGACACCACCGACGCCACGGCAAATGTTGTGCTGACACTCGATGGTGGTACACCCAGTTCCACCAATCGCTTAACATTGCCCGCCGAAACCACTTGGTCGCTTGGTATAAAACTTGCCGCCTACAACGACACCGACAATACCGGAGCATGGTGGACGATTCGCGGCGGCGTGCGCAGAAACGCAGCAAACGGCACAGCGATGATAGGCAGCTTGATTGTGGAACGCGACAGCGAAGGAACCATGAGCGGCACATCCGCCAGTATCGTTGCCGACGACACCAACGAAGCACTAGAAATCAGAGTTACTGGATTGGTCAGTAAAAATATACGATGGGTAGCAGTCGTAGATATATCACAAGTCAGCTACGGAATACCCTAACCAATTATGAAAACATTTCATTTCATTAGTGGATTGCCAAGAAGCGGAAGCACGCTATTGTGCAATATTCTAGCACAAAATCCAGATTGGTACGTTAGTCGGGCCACCAGTGGGTTTCACGATGTGTTGTTCAATGTCCGCAATCAATGGGATAATTTGATCGAACACCAAGCAGAGGGGATTGACCGCAATCAGTTAAAAAGAGTTCTCGCCGCAATTATGAACTCCTATCACACTACCGAGAAAAATGTGATTATCGATAAAGGGCGCGGTTGGCTGAGTTTGATAGAAATGGTGGAGTTTATCACTGGGGCAACTCCTAAAATTATCGTACCAGTTAGAAATTTGAATGAAATATTTGCCAGTTTTGAAAAACTGTGGCGAACTACAACGGGTTCCAGCCAGTGGAATTTTGAACGTGAGAATTATTTCAAATCGCAAACCGTCGAGGGACGTTGCGACATTTGGGCTGGCGCGGAACAGCCCGTAGGTTTAGCGTATAATAGAGTAAAGGACGCAATATCGCGCGGTTACAAAAACAAGTTATTGTTTGTAGAGTTTGACGACTTAACCGCACATCCACAGCAAACACTAAAAAATGTGTATGATTATCTAGAACTACCCTACTACAATCACTGCTTTGATAACGTACAACAATACACTCAGGAAGACGACGAAGGAGTTCACAGAATACCAAATTTACACCAAATCAAACCTGCTGTAGAACCAGTGCCGCATAATAGCAATAAAATACTGGGGCCGTCGTTAACGGAAAAATATTCCAATCTTGAGATTTGGAGAGCTTAACACATAACTCAACTCAACGCACTCCTCAGTCGTATGCGTAACCTCGGCCTTATCGCAACATAGGAACCCAAACCATGATCGACCTTTTGCAACTAACTCAAGAACAACGATGGGGCGTAGACTTCGCAACGCTCGAAGCGAACAAGCCCATCGTCACCGAGAACGAGCAGATCACCGCAAGCAATGCGAGTCTGCCAGTCTCGGAGCAGAAACCGCTCAAGGAACTGTTCACACCGCAAAGCTATCTTGAGTCGGTGATGCGGTCGGCTTGCGATAGCTACTACAAGCAACTTGTCGATTTCAAGAAGAAGTCGGCGTTGCAGATGTTTGATTCCCTTACCCCAGAGCAACAAGCGGCACTCGTAGCCCAGTTGCACATTCCTGACGTTTTACCGGAGTAATCATGAACCTCGAAATCACCAAAGAAGAACAGCAGCAACTGATGGCATGCTTAGACTTGGCCGTTAAGAACGGTGGCCTACAAGCCGCAAGTGTGCTGTTGCCGCTAGCCGCGAAGATCCAAGCACTGAAGGACGAAGATGGCAACGCAGACGCTGGAGTTTAGTGCCGGTACTGGCTTAACGCTTTCATGCAAGTTGTTCGCTCTCGGTAGCGATACGGTCGTTGCTACCGCATCGGCAACCGAGAAGACCAACGACAAGAACCGCTACAGCGTTGCGTTTACGTCGATTCCTGCCGGTGCGTATCGGCTCAATGCGTTTGTGGGTGCGACGGGTGGATTTGCCAACGAGGTGTACGACCTGACGCTGACTACGGCGACGTTTCAGCCGCGATCGGAAAGTGCTGCGGATTTGTCGACGATAACCACGCAACTTACCACGATCGAATCAAAGATAGACACGATTGATAACTTTGTGGACACAGAGGTGGCCGCAATCAAGGCCAAGACGGATTTGATCACCACCGACACCGTGTTCGTGACGGTCGACCGCGTCGCTGGATCAACGATCACGATGCATTACTCCGAGTCGACCACGGCAACTGTGCCGCTTGATGAAGACACAACATCGCTAACTTTGCGGTTCGTTGTCGAGAACTCAGATCAGCTCGATGTGTTGGTTATCGAGAACGCAAACATCACACGCACATCAACCAGTTTCACGGTGACCATCACTACTGCCGTTACCGCAACGCTCGGCCAATACCGCTGGGCACTGCGAGACATTACTGGTGGCATCAACCGGCACATCGAAGGAGGCGTGCTGCAAGTCATCAGTGCGGCAAATAAAGATGCCTAAGCTGTGTCGGTGTGGTGAAATTGTGAAAGACCGATGCTTGCGTTGCTATCCGCACAAGAAGCGTGAGACATCGCGCGAAGGGTACGGGTCTGACCATCGCAAAGCATCAGAGTGGTTGCGACGTGTCAGGCCGTTGTGCGAACGATGTGTCATGCTCAACGGTCCTGTGAATGCAAACACATCTACGGAATTGCACCACATCGTCAAGATCGCAGACAACCCGCAACGCAGGATGGATCGAAACAATTGGCTCGCTGTATGCAACGGATGCCACAACGAGGTGGAGGGAAACGTGTTAGCAGGAATGACCATTCGGCAATGGTCAGACGTTTATTACGACAAAGTATTGAGGAACGCATGGCAGGAAGAAAGCCTACCGCTAAAGCTGTTAAGCAACTAAGCGGAGCAGCAGACAAAAATCCACAGCGGGTCAACTGGAACGAACCCAAGGGTGTTCGCGGATACCCTGTCGCGCCCGAGATCGTCGCAAGAGATCCAGTTGCGTTTCAATGCTGGAACACCATGTGCGACCAGCTAAACGAAATGGACCTACTGGTTACGTCGGACCTGTATGTCCTGCAAGTTGCAGCGACTAGCTACTCCCAGATGGAGGCGCTGAACAAGGAGTTGAGCGGTGGCCGAGTGACGATCGAGAACTCGAAAGGCGACCTTGTGGCTCACCCAGCAGCGATGCACTTCCATCGGTTCCAGTCGACATTCGTAAAGTGCCTTGGCGAGCTTGGCTTGACACCATCGTCGCGGCTCAGGTTGCACGCGCCGGATCCTGAGAAGGAAGCAGACGAATTCGCGCAATGGCTCAACAGTGCATCGGGGGGAACTGAGTGATTACTAGTGGCGTTGGGGCAAAAGTACAAGAGTACATCGATGGTGTGTTGTCTGGCGAGGTGCCGGCATGCCAGCGAGTCAAAGATGCCGTGCGCCGATATTTGTCCGACCTTGAGAAGCAGTCGACTCCTGAGTTCCCGTATCACTTCGACAGACGCTGGGCGACCGCTGTGTGTGATTTCTTCCCAGGTGTACTCAAGCACAGCATTGGCACCTTTGCAGGAAACCCAATCGTGCTCGAGCCGTGGCAAGCGTTTGCAATTTGGAACATCTTCGGTTGGCGGCGCGATGACGATCGCTCTCGAAGGTTTCGTAAGGTGTACTGGAGCATGGGCCGAAAGAACGGAAAGTCGACGATCGCTGCTGGACTCTGCTTGTTTTTGGCGAGCGGCGACATCGATCCAGCGACAGGAAAGCCGGAAGCGGTCGGCCAGATACTACTGACAGCAACCAAGAAAGAGCAAGCAGCAGTCGTCTATGGCGAATGCGAGCGGATGCGATTGCAGTCCAGGTCGCTTGAAAAAATGTCCCATGTCAAGAACGAGACAATTACGTTTAATCACAACAAGACCTACATTCGCAAGGTATCGAGCGACAAACCGTACTCGGGACTCAATCCTACTTTGGTGGTCATGGACGAGGTGCACGAATGGGGGGAGCATCATCGGAAGTTTTACGACACGATGGTTACTGGGTCTGGTTCGAGAACGCAACCATTGCACTTGATTATTACGACTGCTGGCGCTGACGACTCGTATCTGTGGCTCGAGAATTACGAGTACGCATGCAACGTGGTGAAGGGCAACTTTCAAGACGAGGCGATGTTCGCGATTATTTATGAGTTCGACGAAAACGACGACCCTGGTGACGAAGCAAACTGGATCAAAGCGAACCCGAACCTTGGAGTATCACTTGATCAAGACTACTTACGACAACGGTGGAACGAGGACCAGCGCACTGCGGTCGGCAGGAATCGGTTCATCCGCTATCACGGCAATCGAATCGTAAGCAGCACGGACAAAGCATTCGACATCGCTAAGTTCGATTCGTGCGTTGGTCCGCTTTCCGACTGGAAAGACGCCGATGCGTTTGGCGCGGGAGTAGACCTCGGATCCCGCGACGACCTGGCAGCCTACGCATTGTGTGCAAGGTTCCCCGTTGCGACCGACCAGGATGGCAAGACGGTTTATCGCTACGAGATCAAGTGCCGCGCGTACATCGCAAGCGACAGCAAGCGAGACCTGACACAAATGCCGTTTGCTCACTGGATCTACAACGGTGAGTTGCACAAGGCTCAATACCCGCTGAGTGAGTTGGAGCGAGACCTCGACGAAGAGATGGCAGCATATGGCATCTCAACACTCGCTTATGACCCGTACAACGGACAGGTGACTGCTGAGTCGCTCGAGGCGAAAGGAATTGAAGCAGCAAGGATGGCGCAGAATCCTAGCCACTTCAACGAGCCGATTCGCGATTTCACGGTTTTAATGGAAGAGGGCAGATTGCGTTTTGAAGATAGCAAGATGTTGCGATGGTGTTTCAATAACGCATGCGTGACTGCCGACCGTCAAGACAGGTTGATGTTCAACAAAAAGGAGAGCAAAGACAAAATTGACCCAGTCGTTGCTGCCGTCATGGCTTATCGCATTGCTAGTCGGCAACCGAGCCGCGTTCAAGGGAGTTACTACGTTGTCTAGGAGGTTGCAGGATGCCTAAGTCTCTCCGAAGTTGGCTCATCAAGTGGTGGGGCACAGACGACTCATTGCTGACCGATCGCGTCAGCTACAGCGAGGCACTCAGTCTGCCGTCGCTCTGGTACAGCATCAACAAGATTTGCGAGGATGCCGGCCAGTTGCCGCTGGACATTAAAAAGGAAACCGGTGTTGGACTGGAGACGGACTTTCGCCATCCCGCATATCGATTGTTGAGAGATCAAGCAAACAAGTTCCAAACGCCAGACGTTTTCAAAAGCCAGGTAACCGGCCATGCGATTATGTTTGGCAACGGGCGAGCAGCAATAATACGAGACGACTTTGGCAATCCCGTCGAATTGATCCCGATGCTGCCAGATCGCACCTGGACGTTTATCCTCAACGGCGACAAGGTACATGTGACCAAGCCGAACAAAGAGGATGACAAGGATGTCACCATCTCGCTACGCACCGATGCCAATGGCTACGTTGCGTTTGGGGACAGCGATGTCATTCACATCCAAGGTTTCACCTACGATGGCATCGAAGGCATCGGCCTGATGCAAATCGGTGAAAGCGCGATTAGCGCGGGAGTGAACTCGACGAAGTATTATCAGAACCAAGTCAAGCGAGGATTCCGAGGCAAATTATTCCTCGAAGCGCCTCCAGGTCGATTTCGCGATTACGCAGACGCAAAGGAGTTCATCGACGAGTTTAACAAGAAGGAAGGCGGGTCCGACAACGCGTACAAGGCCGCTCTGCTGCGTGAAGGGATGAAAGCCCAGGCAGTGTCGATGACCAACAGCGATGCTCAGTTTGAGGCAATGGGTAAGTTCAATCGCACGGACATTGGGTTACTGTTTGGATTGGACAGCGTACCTGGGGACGGAGCGCCGAAGACGTACAACAGTTTGGAACAGTACAACCTGATGTACGGTCGAGCGCTCGATCGATGGTTGTGTAAGTGGGAGTTGCAGTGCGACATGAAGTTGCGGTCGGAGGTTCAAATTGTGCGACGATCCCACTATTTCAAATTCAACCGCGCGGCAATCTACCGAACTGACTTGGCAACAACGGTAACATCGCTGTGCAACTTGCTGACGCACACGGTCATCAGTCCCAACGAAGCTCGGGAAAAGCTGGACATGACAAGGCGGGAGGGTGGCGATGAGTATGTCAATCCTGCTACGACAGCGTATGGAGGTTCTCAACAAGAAGAAGAAGAATCACCAGACCAGGAAGATTCGCCATCGCAAACCGCTGAGTCTCGGGCAGTGGAAACCATGCTCTCTGGTTTGATTCGCACCGAGGCGAACAATGCAATCCGCGGTGCTCACTCGAAAAACTTCGTTTCTTGGATCGAAAGGAACTACGGCAAGTGGGAGCCAAAGCTAGCAGAAAAACTCGAGTCCATTGGCATCGATCGCGATCGGGCCAGAGTTCATTGCGAACAGTCAAGAAAAGAGTTGCTCGACATCGCTGGCAATTCAACGTCCGACAACCTCGAAGCAAACGTGAGATCGTTGGTCGATTCATGGACGAATAGAACCTATTACCTGATGGGAGTGAATGATGATCCTAGTTAATGCATCCACTAACGAATTGTTTCTTGATGGGGTTGTAGGTGCCGACTGGACAGGCGAGGGAATCACTAGCCAAGGTGTTGGCGAAGCTCTCGGCAAAATCAAGGGGCGAGCCGTCGTCCGCATCAACTCGCCTGGCGGGTCGGCCGACGAAGGAATTGCGATATACAACTTGCTCAAGCGACACCGTGGCGGCGTCGATACACACAACGAAGCATTGGCCGCGTCGGCAGCATCAATCATCTTCTTAGCTGGCGACAAGCGAACCATGGAGCGGGGCAGCAAGTTGATGATTCACAGAGCGCACACCATTGCCATCGGCAACAGCGTGGACATGACCAAGATGTCTGAGGTGCTTGCCATGTACGACAAAGAAATGGCGAGTCTGTACGCAGAGTACATGAGCATCGACGAAGACATCAAGGAACAGGCAGTTCTTGCGATGATGGATTCGGAAACTTGGTTTGACGCAGACGACGCGGTGCGGCACGGGCTTGCTACCGATTTGTCGCCGACGGTCAGGAAGAAGACTGCTGCGGCAGCTGCGTGGATTAAGCATCCACCGCAGGATCTGTTTGAGGAAATGGCAGTTGAGCGATCCAACGTGGAGACGCGACTGCGCCACATGGCTAACAAGTTGAGGCTAGTGAAATGAGTGTTTGTGCGAACGAGGAAGTCCAACAGGCTGTTTCGCAAATTCCGTATTGGTATCATCGAATCGAGTTGCCGGGAGTCACGACTCCTGGTTGGGCTCCCATTGATCGTGATGCCTACCGCATCCCAGACGACCTGACAGGCAAGCGGGTGCTGGACATTGGATCCTGGGACGGCTATTGGACCTGGGAAGCGATTCGACGCGGTGCGACATATGTCGTCGCGATCGACGATTTTAGCGACACGCTCGGCATGCCTGGGCTCACCAGAGAGTCTCAGTGGAAGACATGGGATTTGTGCCAAAAAGCGTTCGGATATAGTAACTGTCAACGGTTGACGATGTCGGTCTACGACATATGTAACCTAGGGGTGCAGTTCGATGTGATCTTTTGTTTTGGTGTTCTCTATCACTTAAAACATCCCATGTGGGCGTTGGAAAAACTATGGCAAAGTACCAGGCCAGGTGGCAGCATCCACATTGAAACCGCGATTCTGGACGGCGTCCTCAGCCCATATAGCAACCAAGCTCCGCATGAAAACGCGGTGTTTGCCGAAGTTTATCCCGAGGACCAATTTGGAAAAAATCCAAGCAATTGGACCGTTCCGACCTTGAACTGCGTCGACGCATGGTTGCAAAGCACTGGTTGGAAGTGCGAGAAAACCTGGAAATTGACACCGTTCCCGTTGACGATCAGTCAGGTGCGAGGTTTTGCGCACGGCGTAAAACTTGACAACAGTTGACGGCAACTATAAACTCTGCTTATTGAATCGCGAAAACTCGGACCCCTTATTAGCGGCCAGGAAGCGACTGACCAACTCTCACCAAGTTGGCAGTGCTGACCGCTAACTATCTCGGTCGTGGACTGCCAACGCAATTTGGAGTCCACCCATGAAATCGATTACCGAACTGCAAGCCCGCGCGGAAGCATTGGGCGCTGAGGCCGAAGCGATCGTCGCTCTGGCACAATCTGAGAACCGAGAGCCGACCGCTGAAGAGCAAGCTCGCTTTGACGAAATCGTTGGCGCTGACGACAAGCCTGGCTTGATCGGTCAGATCCGAACGCAAATCGAAAAGAAGGAAAAGCTCGACGCTGACCTCGCAGTCATTATGGCTCGCAAGGAAGCAGCAATTGCCGCTCCTGTCGCTCAGCAAAAGTCGATCAAGATTCCTGCTCGAGCCCGCGCAGCGTCTAAGGTCCAAGGTTTCGCTAGCGAAGAGGATGCTTACGTCTCTGGTCAGTACATCCTTGCCAACCTGTTCAACAACAAGAAGGCAAAGGCATGGTGCAAGGACCATGGCATCAAAGCGACCATGACCACGTTCGACAATGTTTCGAGCGGGTTCCTGGTGCCTGAGGCAATGGAAAACGCGGTCGTCGAACTGCGTCAAGAGTACGGTGTGTTTCGTCGTGAGGCTCAAAACGTCACGATGCCTGCTCCCAAGTGGAAGATTCCGAAGCAGACCAACGAGGTCACTGGCTACTGGATGTCCGAAGGAACGACGATCACTCCGTCCGACCTGACGCACACCATGGTCGAACTTGACGCCAAGAAGTTGGCTGCCACCGTGCAAATCACTAGCGAACTGAATGATGACGCCATCATCTCGGTCAGCGAAATGGTTGCTCGCTCGGTAGCTCAAACCTTTGCTCAGAAGGAAGACGAAGCTGGCTTTCTCGGTGACGGGACGAGCACCTATGGCGCGATCATGGGTCTTGCATCCGCGATTGCCGCTGGTTCGGTCGTCACCGCGACTAGCCGAGCTACTTTCGGTGTGCTGACCTTTGGTGACTTTGAGGCCATGGTTGGTGCTCGCAAGCTTTGGCGAGGCAATAGCAATCCGAAGTTTTACATCAGCCAAGCGGGTTGGGCCGCTTCGATGTTGCGACTGATGGATGCTGCTGGTGGCAACAGCATTGTGGATCTGCAAAGCGGTGCTCGTTCGTACTCGTTCCTCGGCTACCCAGTAGTCATCAGTCAAACCCTTGAGTCGCGACTGACCGGAACGACAACGGCGAGAGCTTGCTACTTTGGCGACTTGGCACAGACAGCGATCCTTGGCACGCGCCGAGGCATTTCGCTCGCCGTTGACAATTCGCTCGGGTTCCTCAGCGACACCATCTACTTGCGAGCAACCCAGCGAGTGGACATCAACGTCCACGATCGCGGTGATGCTAACAACTCCGGTGGGTTTGTTGCACTGAACTTTGGCTAATCGCTAGTTCCTCCTAGCGCATGGGGGCTAGGCTTTCGGGCTTAGCCCCCTCTCTTCCAACCAACATTTTTTTGCAAGGGTAAAACTAAGATGGCTAAGGCTCAACAAGCTCTGGATTACACAATCATGCTCGCTCCGGTGACGGCAGCGACCGCATCGCGAACCGCTTCGGTGGATACTCGCGGCGCGGACTACGCGACCATTCTCGTAACGCTCGGTGCTGAGGCGAACACCAACAGCACCAACGTGACGCTGCAACTTGCAGAAAGCGACACGAACGGAAGCTTTGCTACGTTCAACTCGAATTTCAACCGCGTCATCGACAACACGGCATCGGTCGTCGTTGCTTACCACGTCAATCTGCAAGGACGCAAACGCTTTCTGCAATTGACCATTTCTCCCGACACTGGCGCGAATGGCGCGGTGATCGGTTCGGCAATGTCGGTACTCGACCTTGAGTACAAGAACGTAGCCGCAAGCAGCAACGCTGACGTTGTTGTCGTTGGTTAGTTTCAAGTTAGCGCTAGGAGGAACAAAAGCGATGGCTAAACAGGTTCGTGTTCGAGCGGTGATGACAACGGGTCGGCATGAGATTTCTTATGCCAGGACGTGGATTGATCGCTCGCTCAGGCAAGCGGGAGTGCCGCTCGCTGTGTCATTCGGTGTGTACTACGGACAACTGATGCAACGCATGTTTGAAGACGCAATTAAGGATGATCTTGATTTCGTCGTGACGGTCGACGGTGACAGCGTTTTCACAGGTGACCAGGTGCATCGATTGATCTGCATTGCAGCGAACGAAAATATGGATGCAGTTGCATCAATGCAAGTTCGACGCGGGATCAAAAGCCTGCTTGGGTTCAAGAAAGGGCAAACGTCTGCCGTGTGGGATGGAACTCCCATCGAGGTCGATGCGGCACACTTTGGATTGACCGTGCTGAATGTCAAGAAGTTGGCGATTACTCCCAAACCATGGTTCTACTGCAAGCCCGACGACAAGGGTGAATGGGGTGAAGACCACATTGACTCCGATATTTGGTTTTGGCAGCAGTGGAAGGAGGCTGGCAACAAGTTGTACATCGACCCAGGTTGCCGCATCGGACACGTTGAGGAGATGGTTGTCATGCACAATGAGGACATGGTGCCAACCCATTACTATCCCAAAGATTGGGACGCGATGATGATGGAGAAGAAAGATGATACGACTGCTGAAGGACTGGAAGAAACATCGAGCGGGAAAGGTGATCGATGTCCTGACCCCAGGTGTAGAGGATCTGCTTGTCAATCGCCTGAGGATTGCCCAGTATGAAACTAGTGCCGGAGCTGGTGACCAAAGCGATCGCGGAACCACTGACCTTGGCAGAAGCCAAGAAGCAAGTGGAGATTTCGTCGAGCGACAGCACGCACGATCAGCAACTGCAAATGATGATCGAGGACGCAAGGCAGCAGTGGGAAAGAGACACCGATAGCGTGTGCTGCTTCCAGACCTACAAGGTGCGGTTGCGAGCGTTCTACGATGAACTAAAACTCCCGAAAAGCCCAGTTCACAGCATCATTCACATCAAGTATTTCAACGCGGACAACACGCTGACTACTTGGCCGAGCAACAAGTACCAATTGCACGTCGACGAGGTACGGGTCGCTTACCTGGAGACCATTCCTGCCTACGCGGCTCGATGGGACGCTTGGGAGGTTCAATACAAGTGCGGATACTCGCAGGACCAATCGCTAGTGCCGGCGATCGCAAAGCGAGCCATGCTGCTGCTGGTTGGCTACTACTTCGACGCCAACCGGGGCGATAACGATCGCGTAAATGACTTGAGAGCCTACGAGGCGTTGGTTGCCAAGTTTATGCGGAGTAGCTACCCATGAGCGGACGAAACAACCGCATTAAGACATCGGCATTTCGCCAACGCTGCAACATCGAACAGGTGACGGAGACGCAGGACGGGTACGGTCAACCGATCGTGACGTGGAGCGACTTTTTGGTGAATGAGCCGTGCCAGTTCATCCCGCAATCGGGTACCGAAAACATGCGAGGGCGAGAGCTTGAGGCAAGTATCGCTGCCGTGTTTCGCGTCCGCAAGCGACCTGGCTACAACGTCAAGATGCGTGTGAAGTTCAACAACGAATTCTACGGCATCAAGTACATCAACCCAGTCGAAGGATTGGATCGATACCTCGAACTGATGGTGAGTTCATCGTGATTCAATTCAAAATGAAATTCGATGACAGGATATTGAAGGCGATTGGCGACTTGCCGTACCAAATTCAGTACAAGTGCATCGACCCGGCCGCTCGCAAGATGGCACAACCAATTGTGAGACAAGCGAAACTTGACCCGCCAAGCAGTCGCTCTCTGAGTGGTACGCAGCGGTGGGCCCAAGACAAGTCGGTTGCCCCAAGAGATAAGTGGTCGCAATCAGCAAGAACCAAATACGAACGAGACGATTCCGGTCAGCATGTTATCTCGAAGTACCGCAAGTATTCCCGAGGTGGCATTTTGTACATCGGTATGCAAGCGACCAAGCAGGGCATGGGTCGCAAGATGCACTTTCGGCTGCCTGTAACTAAAGGCGAACGCAAGTTGTACTACTGGGGCCGACCTGGACAGATTATCACCCAGCAGAGCGGTCGATCAAAACAAACCGTTACCTATACTCGCGGCCAAAGCAAGCGAGCTATTAAGCGTGAACGAAGCAGTCGATACATACAGCCTGGTAGCACAATCAAGCTGGAGCGAGCGCACTTTTTGAAACGGGCGTACCAAAAGACGTTTAACCAGTCACTAGGCATATTCCAAGCCGAGTTTTACAAACAAGCGGAGGGACTGACTCTTGGCTAGAAATTTACGACTTACAGACACTGTATCAATTGCGAGCAGCGGGACGGTCTCTACCACGGCAACCATGGAGTCCAACCGTATTCCATTGGCCGTGCTACTGCCAGCCGCGTTCACTGGAACCTCATTGAACTTCCAAGCGTCAGCTGACGGATCGAACTTTTTTACGGTCTACGATGACGGCACGCTCTATGCACCCGCCGTCAGCACATCGCGATGGGTAACGCTGAAGCGATCGGCAATGGACTCGGTCAAATACATCAAGATCGTTTCCACATCAACGGAGACTGCGGCTAGGACCATAACCTTGGTGAGTGGTGAATGAGTGCCATTGGCAAAGCGTTCAGAACGAAAGTCCTTAGCTATGCTGCGGTATCTGGCATCGTCGGCCAACGCATGTACAGCGATGTGCTTGTCGAGAAATGCCAACTGCCAGCGATTTGCTTTTATGTCACCTACACCGAACGCGAACACACAATCACAGGTTTGTCCAAAGCAGCACATGCACACATTACGGTCGAATGCTACGCAACGAGCCGCGATGGTGCCTCGCTGCTGTCCAAAGCGATTCGTGAGACTGGCATCGATTCATTTAGAGGCTTGGTTGAGAGCCATAGGTTCTGTGGAGTGGAGTACGTCTCGGGTGACGAGTATTTCACAGACCCTCCAACCGATGGCAATCAAGTCCCAAGGTACGTTTGTTCGTTTGATGTTGTTGTTCACTATCAGGAGCCGTAAAAATGCCTAAGAGTATTGCCGACACTGGCCTAGGTGCCACCATCGCAGGGACTGGTCTTGTGACCACCGAAATCACTCGTATTGGCGAGTTGACGATTGGAGTGGATGCACTGGACATCACTCACCTCGGAACCGCTGGAATGAAACGCATGCGTCCCGGCGACCTGCGCAACAATCCTGAAGTCGAAATCGAGTTTAACTGGCTGGGTGCCGCGCCGCCGATCACTACGGCCATGATTCCGACCGTTGAGCCATACGCAGGCATCACCGCCACGGTGACATACCCAGAAGGTGGCGGGTCAGTCGCTGGAACCGTTTTCGTGAAGAGCGTCAAGTTTCCCAACGCAGCGCAAGGTGAAATCATGAAGGGGTCGTACACGATCCAGTTCGATGGTGCCACCGCGCCTGCGTTCACTACTACTTCCTGATAAAGGTGTTTCATGTCTGTTGAACTGAAACCAGATATGCGGATCGATTTCACTGGCAAGCAAGTCGAGTTTACTCAGTGGCAAGTGTACGTCGACGACAAGCACGTCGCGTACCTAAACCACCAAGAGAACTCGGAGTTGCTGCCGTGTCGTGTGAACTTTCCGGTGGAGCGGATCCCAGAGATCGTGAAGGCTTGTGAAGAGGAGCGAGAGCGACTCGGCAAGCCGTCTACGGTCAGGCCGCCAGCGGAATACAACTTGCGGTTCATCGAGTGCCGCAAGGTTTTGGACGAGCAACTTGTATCGGATGAGGATGACGATGAATAAGGACGATTTCAAAGCACTGCTTTCCAAGCCACTGACTGTTAAGCCGGTGGAAGTCTGCGGGATGAAGTTTCACTTGAAGAAACTGACCGAAGAGGAAGGCATCAAGCGCGACTTGGCAGTACAGACCAAGGAGGGCGAGTTTCAATGGGAGAAGTTCCGACGCGTCACGCTGTCGCTAATGCTATGCGATGAGCATGGTGCTAGCCTCGTTGATGATGCAGAGGAACTCAAGTCCCTCGACTTGGAGCTGGCTGATGGACTGTGGTCTGCTGCCAAGGAGTTGCTTGGCATCCGATCCAAGGAGGTATCCTCCGAAACAAAAAAATCCGACGTAGCCCAAGGCTAAGGCTGGCTGGAAAGCTTGCCTTGCGTTGGGGCATCGTTGACGTTCATTCCTGGCTAGAAAAGCTTCCTGATGGCGCATTGACGTTTTGGGAAGCGTTTGACCGCGTTGAGCCGATCGGTGACGAGTGGGAGCAGACGGCAATGATCATGGAGAAGTTGCTAGTGAAGCTATACGCTCAAGCCAAGATGGATCCACCATCATGGCAGGATTTGATGCCACCTCGCTACAAGCGTGTTCGCAAGCCGACCGCGATTACCAAACAGCAGTCTGCTGCAAGTTTTGATGCGTTGCTAAAGATCACCAAACTGGACAAGGTGGCAAATGGCTAGCCCAACAGCAGTCAACATTGGCATTGGGTTCGACATCAAAGAGGTGATGCAAAACACCGGGCTCGCTCGTAATGAAATAGCTCGGTTTACGCGCGATGTCAAAACAAGCTTGACCGACGCTGAAAAGTTTGCCAGGGACGCAAACGTAGCCAATGTTCTGTTTCAGAAAGGACAGATAGACGAGGCAACTCATCAAAAAATGATTGCGATGTATCGTGAGCGATACAAGGTCATTGACGAAGTTGCGGCTCGAGAAGCACAACAGCAGGCGCATCAAAGGGCGAGACTTGACGAATACGCTGCGCATAAACAAGCGATGGCAAAACGAGAAGAAGATCAAATGATCTTTTTGCATAACATTTGGAAAAATTCCACTGCTGAGCGAGAAGCAAAAGAGCGAGCGACGGCAGAAGAGTCGGCCAAAAGAAAAAAGGCTGAGTTGGATCAGATTCTCGCACAACAGCAGCAAGAAATACAGGGCATACTTCGCATCGAACAATCACGGCAACAAGCGTCTAAGCTTTTGCTAGATAGTATCAACAATGAAAGGCAAGCCACGCAACGAGCGGCAGAAGCTGAGAAAAACGCTCGATGGGATACCATCAACTTTTTGATAAAGTCCGAGGCAGACCTGGCCGAGCAAAAACGCAAGCGTAATCAAGAGGAACTTGCTGCGCAGGAAAAGCTAAAACAAAATGCGATTGATTTGATGAAATCGCAAGCGAGCCTCGGTATCGTTTCATCTGGGCGTCCATCCCAGATACCGGCGACAGACTTATCAAAACCATTGATCGATCCTGTCACTGGACAGCAGATTGCCGCGAAAAAAGAAATTCTTTCTCTTGACGAAGCAATAGCAAAGCTAGAACGAGATACGCAGCAAGAAATTGCAAGACATGCGACCGAGAACGCTATTCGAGAAAAACAAAATGCTGAACAAACTGCTGCGGACATAAACAATAAGCGAAGGCTCGAAAAGGCTCGCATAGATGAGTTAAAGAAAAACTCGCAAGAACTTGAAGCATCCGTTGCCAGCCAAAAACGAGAGAAAGACTACAACCGCATTCGCGGGATGGTAGACCAGGCCAAGACTGCACAACAGCGGTATGCGGAAGCAGTCAAGTTTGTGAAGGACCAAGAGAAACTTAGTGCCATAACAAAGCAGGAATTGATTGCGATTCAAAGAAACCTGAATGCCGAATTGAAGTCGCAAACGTTCGTCGGTCAATTCATTGCCGGTCTCGGTATAACCACTGGACCGATGCTTGCAGCACAAGCGATCCTGCAAGTTGTCGGAGCAATAAAATCGTTTGTACGAGAATCCGTTGTGCTGGCAGCTGAGTATCAAAGAACCGAAGCGGCCATGAAGGCGCTGACTGGCTCCACTGCCGAAGCGACCAAGAAGATGATCGAGTTTCGGGAACTCGACAAAAAAACACCGCTGTCCTTCCTCGATTTTGCTCGAGGCGCGAAAACGCTCATGGGGTTCGGGCTCGAAGCAGAGCGAACAGGCGCGATTATGAAAAGCCTGTCCGCAATCTCGATGGGCAACGCGGAGCGATTCCAGTCCCTTGCTCTTGCGTTTGGACAGGTGCGAGCGTCTGGAAAGCTTGCTGGTCAAGAAGTTTTGCAAATGGTCAATGCGGGTTTCAACCCGTTGCAAGAGATCGCCAAGCTGACTGGCGAAAGCATGGCAGACTTAAGGCAAAAAACAACGGACGGCCAAATCTCGTTTGAAGAAGTCGCCTTGGCGATCGAGCTTGCGACTGAAGCGGGTGGTCGATTTGCAACGATGAACGAGGAGTTGCAGTTGACGCTCGCTGGGCAATACGACAAGTACCTGTCTGACATGAAAATGGTTCAGGTGCAATTGGGCGAGAATTTGATGCCACTCATGGTGCAACTTCTCGGGTTGAGCCGCGACTTGCTTTTATCAAATGATGAGCTAGGCGAGTCCTATAATTTTTTACGGACAGCCTCGGGGAGCTTGGCTGTATTTGTTGCTTATGTTCGAGACACATTTTCTGAAGGTGATCTTTTCAATATGGAATGGACAAACGTCAATGCAGTCCTTGACCAAATTGAAGAAGCAAGAAGGGAACGAGAATTTCAAGAGGGCATGGCGAAACGGAAGCGAGAGGAAGACGAGGCAAAGGAACAAGAACGTGCGAAAAAGCGTCTTGAGCTAGGCGAAGAAGGATATAGGCAATGGAGGCTCAATGAAGCAAGAAAAGAGACTCAGACAAGAAATGCAGAAAAGCAAGCGGAAGAAAAAGCCAAAAACGAATTGGATGCCATAGAAAAGACACGGCAGGAATTTGAAAGGCTTGGAAAGACAAAACGAGAACTGTACATGGAAAGCATTGGCTTTAATGCTCCAGGTATAAGCGTAGCCGAACAAGCCAAAAGGCAGCAGTCTCTCAAAGAATTCGACGCCATAGAGGCTCACAAGAAGGAAGAAGAAGCGATCAAGAAGAAAGTGCGCGCGCTGGTTGAAGAAAAGAATGAAGTTGAGCTACTGGAATTGGCAAAGCGCAGAAAGATTACTCAAGACGAACTTGCTGACGCAAAAGAAGCAATTGCCGAGAAACGAAAAGAGGAAGCTCGCAAAAAGGAAGAAAAGAAACAGCAAGACCAAATACAGAGGCTAGTTAAGGAAAACGATTTGCTGGGACTGCGAAATTTGCTTGCACAGAAGAAGATTGATCAGGGCAAGTTTGACGAGGCGAAGCAAAAGATCGAGGACAATGTCAAATCGATCCAAGAGCGATTTAACCCTGCCATAAAATACAAGAACGACTTGCAGGAAATCAAGAACTTGCTCGCCGCTGGACTCATTGACCAGCAAACAGCGGAGAAGGCTGGCGCTGCGTTAGCTAAAAGCGTGATGGGCAACATCCAGCAATACCAAGCTCCGACAAGGGTCGGAAGCATGGGTGACGCGATGCTCGCCGCACAGCGCGCGTCCATGACAGACAAGCACCAAAAGATGGTCGAGAAGTACTTGAAGGAAATAGCGGACAAGATTGCCAAGAACCCCGGACTGATCGCAAATTTTAACCCATAGACATCATGGCATCAGAAATAGTTGGCGAAAGACGAAGAACGAATGCCGCGCTGCAAAAGGGCGAAAAGGGCCGGCTTAACATGACCATGACGGTGACTTTTCTTGTAGTCACTGACGACGTGTTTGCTACGCGCGAAGATGTTTTGCTAAACACAGCAAACGCACCGGTTGTTGGAATGACCTACGGGCCGCTTGGCTTGCAGTGCATATCAAAATCGATTGAGCGATTAGACGAGCATGCATTGTATTGGGAAATGACATGCGAGTTTGATTCAGCGAAGAACGAATATGAACAAGATCCAGAGAACCCTGTAAGTCCAGATCCGACAACGTGGCTAACCATCATCGAGTGGAATCACAGCACCGAAAACTGGATGACAAAAGCGGCAGACGAAAATGGTGACATGTACGCGAACACTGCTGGCGAATTGATCGACCCGCTTCCACAAACGCGACGAACACTCTGTTCTACGGAATTCACTCAGTTTGAAACGTCATCTCTTAACCTTAAAGATATTGCTGATCGAAACAATACAATAAATTCTACCGAGTTTTACAAGTTTCCTACGCATTGTTTGCTGCTAAACGTAATTAGTTCTACTCTTGGTATTTACAACGGATTCCCATGTTGGTCTATACGATACAGACTGACCTATGCCCCTCAATACGAGTGGGGTACGTTTCTTTTAGCTCCGGTCATAAACGGTGGTTGGATAACTCCCTACGTTTCTTTCGGTTGGAATTACAAGGCTGGTGGAAAACTGGAATTGTATATGACGCCACAAGGCAATCACATCTTTGGCCCGTTAGACATTAACGGCAACAAAACTGCGGACCCACCAAATGCCGCTGACGCTTACAAATTCACACGACGAGAATACAAAAGCTTGGATTTTAAGACTTTCATCCGAACTCCATAATGGCGAAAACTCGCGAACCGACTCACTACACATTCAATCGCTCGGACGCCGATGCGCTGTCTAAGCTTATCCACCCTACAGGCAGTCTTGGTGGGCACGGTCCTAAGGGCGCAACAAAGGAACACTACATCTGTGTCGCGACAAGTGGAGTGCCGGCCCGAAGCGGAACAACATTAGGGAAAGCGACTGTAACTCGATACGCATTAAACCCGTCTGGCACGAACGTTGTTTTAGGTAACACGACGCAAACGCTTGAAGCTTACAACCTAGCAGCAATAGCTGTAGCATCAGGGTCGTTAATCGTTGTCGAGCTTATTAATGGCTACTGGATTGTTGTTTGGGAGGAGTGTCCAGAGTGAAACGCAAACACATGCCTGGTTGTTATTGTTGCAACACCTTGCCTTCTGAAGACTGTCAGGAGTGCTGTGACGAAACAGTTATTATTCCAATTACGTTGCGACCGCAAACGTCGTTTCACGAAGACTATGAAGACGGAGACCCGTCGCTGTGGACCCGTTTTTCTCGCACATTTGATCCCGAATGCTGCTGCCTGACAGAGTCATGGTCGTATAACATCCAAGAACCGGTGCTCGAATGTTGCGTACATATGTCAACTAATTCCTGGCAAACAACTGATTTGCGAATAGATTCGATGCTTAAAGAATCGCCTGCGAGGGGGCGTCCTAACTGCAACACAGTACCAACTTGCAAACCAGCGCTATGCTGCGTACTTGGCGTAGAAAAAATAGTTGAATGGCTTTTAGAAGTCAACGCTGATCAAAAAAATTATTTTGCTGTTTGGTTTTACATTACAGGGATAACTATCAGTTGGACAAGAGAACTAATTCGATGCCCAGAACAAGACCCAGAAAACCCTGTCGAGCCTTTATGTCGTTATGTAATGAAATTAGTTGGAACAGGATATTACACAGCAAGGGTTAACAGCAACTACGAAAGCAGTTACACGGTAACAAACACATATCTGCATCCTTGCTTTGTGCTTTGCGAAGAAAACCTTGGCCCAAATTTTGACTGTTATGTTCCTGTTGGGACATTCTCTGGTGAGCGATGCGAACACCCAGAATACGCATGTTCAGCTGATTTGTCTTTGTACGATCCATTTTGTGATTTAAAGTGCGAAAACACAAGAAATCCAGCAAATGAAGACGACTGCCACGTCGACTCGAATTTCTTTTGCTGGGAACGCATCAGGTATTTTACTGAGGCTCCTGACGGCACAATCAATTTTTCCGACGCGGACATCATTGAAAATGATCCATTTGACCCAACTCAAAGTTGCGACGAACCAGTTTGCAAAAGAGATTGCTCAAATTTATTAGAAAATTTTGGCTACATAAACCAAATTGTGGTTAATCAACCTGAGTTTAGCCCTCCTTTTTGGTGCGACGACTCTCCAACTATTGAAACCGATGTAACAAATTACACAATCGACTATAGAGTATGTCCAGACAAGGCTGGTTCTGTTTACATTGAAGAGTGCGACCCTGCACTGATTGTTATATTTGACTCAATTCCATGCACGGATTGCTGCGATGATCCAATAACTGCAACCACATCAATTGACCGGATTGTTTTACCAAACTGGGAGGAAAATAGCGAGATTTGTAGATTTGCATCTGCAACACCAACATCATTCTGCAATCAATTTGGCACTTATTTTCCTGACCCAATCGGAATAAGGTATCCGCTGCCAATACCTCCAGGGCAAATCGAATTCGACCCTTTCGGTCACCCATGCGGTATGGCAGACAGTTATGTGCCGAATCCATTTGGTGCGAGGCATCCGCAGTTGACTGGAATCGATCCTTGTGAACCATCAGAATGCTGGACGACTTTGTATTGCCCTGAAGACTGTTTTTTCGGATGTGAACAAAAAAATGTTGGATCTATGTTTACAGAAGAACTAACCACGACGATTGCTGTTCAATGCTCGGAGGTGGATACCAGCCCTTGTACGTTTAACATTCCAGAGATAGACATTGAAATAGAAATAGAATGAAATCATTAGTTTTTAACATGCGTCCAAAAAACACGCAGCAACCTATTAACAAAATAATTGCGTCCAGTTTACACAAAGTCCGCAACACGTCGTTTGTTTCCGAGAAAGGTTTAAGCAAACAACGTGACGGCCGAAGAGCTTGGCGCATTCTTTGGCAAAAAGAAGACGCAGACCAACAATGGTTCGATTCTTGGAAAAGACTAATTCCTGGCGGCTGCTCCTGTCGCCAAGACGCTGTGAAATTACTTACCGAGTTGCAGCCAAGCTTTGACCCAGAAGGATGGTTTGCGTTTCGCCACAATTTCCACAACGCCGTCAACACCAAGCTCAACAAACCGACCGTCTCGCTCGACCGCGCACGCATGCTCTGGCGACACCAGCGACCAGCAACCAATCGCCAACGTGCGATTGTCACGGTCGCCAACGGCACTGAGTTTGTCGAACTGCTCAAACTGACGCGGCCCGCCATGCAAGCCTACGCCGACCGCGTAGGTGCGGATTTGATCGACCTCGACAACGACACCGAGGACTGGGGGCCGCTCGAAAAATTCCGTACATTTCACTTTGCGACCAAATACGAACAGACTCTATTTATCGATGCGGACTGCGTAATTACTGATCGCTGCCCAGATTTGTTTGAGATGTACGGGCATGCGGACATCGTAGCCCATGACGACTGGTCGTTCTTGTTCAAAACCGATTGGCTCGAACGCGAACGGAACACCGTCGCCAACCGATCAGGCCTAGCCATCGAGCATACCGCCCAATGCCTCAACTCTGGCATCGTCCTTGTGAATCAATCGGCTGCGGACGTCTGGAACCGACCATTGGTCGACATCGGCACCAGTCATTGTGCAGAGCAAATCTACCTTGAGCACAACATCGCAAACGCCGTTGCGTCAGGTGCGACCTTTGCCAACCTGAATGCAAGAGCCAACTGGCAATGGTGGTTTTCCACCCACGACGAAGGCCGCTTCGAATCTGGCCTCGACGACGCATGGATTGTGCACTTCGCTAACGCGCCGAAACGCTATCAGGCGATCAAGGATTTTATCGACAACCGCCAACCAAAGGAGTGTTGCCATGGGATGGACGATTGCAAAGCTGGAAAGGAATGTTGTCGAAATCAGAGTTGAGATGTCAAAACGGACGGACTGGGAGCAATGGGTCTTGCTCCGCAGCGACGTGCACCACGACAACCCAAAATGCAATCAGGCGCTTGAGCGGAAGCACCTCGACGAAGCGGTTGAATACAACGCGCCGATTTTGGACAACGGAGACTTGCACTGCGTAATGCAGGGGCGTTGGGATAAACGTGCAGATAAAAGTGCGTTGCGACCGGAGCACCAAGGGAATAACTATTTTGACTTGATCGTCGAAACTGCTGCTGAGTTCTATAAGCCATATTTGCAACACTTTGCAGTTATGGGTCGAGGCAACCATGAAACAGCAATTGCAAAGCAACACGAAACCGACCTTACCGATCGCCTTGTTTCTCGAATGCGACAGCAAGGAGGCATTGTCGAGTCTAGTGGCTACGGTGGTTGGGTCGTATTTCGTTTTATTGCCTTTGAAAGCCGCATCAAGGATTCCAAATTTCTTTATCACTACCATGGGTCGGGTGGTGGAGGGATTATCACCAAGGGGACGCTCCAACCATCGAGAATAGCGACATTTACTCCTGACGCAGACATCGTGCTAACGGGTCATACTCACGATGAGTGGTCTTTTACAATTCCGCGCCAAAGGATTAGCTCAAGAGGCGGGTTGTATCACGACGAGCAATTGCACATTCGTGCGCCTGGCTACAAAGACGCATGGGGCGACGGACACGCTGGTTGGGAAGTCGAACGCATGCTCGGGCCTAAGGCACTTGGTTCAGCTTGGCTACGGTTTTTTTGGGATGAACGATCGGAGCGGGTCAAGTTCGAGACAATGAGGGCAAAATGATGCGAGTCAGGTTGCGCGACAAGTATTTCAAGCTTTCGTTCGAGCGATTACCAAACACGCATGACGGTCAATGCGATTATCATGGTCGCGAAATCAAAGTTCGCAAGTCACTCAAGGGAGAGCGACAACTCGAGGTTGTGATCCATGAACTGTTGCATGGATGCCATTGGGATCTTGACGAACAAGCGATTACAGAGACGGCTGAGGATCTCGCTCGCATTCTTTGGCGATTAGGCTACCGAATGGATCAAAACAACGCGAAATAGGCTCAAAACGTGCCGAAAACTAGCGTTTTACTCGGTGCTAAATTCTAAGATTTCCATTTTGTGGTGGGCATTTTTTGCAAATGTGCCTTGCATGCATCGCAAAACTGGCAGGGGTAACCAAGGATTCGCAAATCGAGGACGCACACGGAAGAG